TCCACCTTACCCGTGCCTTGGCAGTTGCGGCATAGTTCGATTTTGTCGTTTACGAACTCCTTGCGCTTTCCCATTCAGCGTCAATCCTCCTTTTCCTTTTTAGGTTCGACAAAGAATGTTTCGTCCTGTGCAACCAAGATACCGCAGTCCTCCATCAACTGCTGACACTCCTCGTCCTCACGGTTAGCGAGCAGTTTATCCTTGGCAGGCTCCTCGACAGTACGGATATAGTCCTTACCAAACTTTTTGAGGAGTTCCAGAACCGCCGCCCAAGTGAAGCCCTTTTTGGTCTTCAACTTTGGCTGACCTGTACGGAAACCGAGCGTGCCGTGTGTTGTCTCCATACTCTTACGCTTTGAGAATAACTCCTCTCGGTTCTCGGTGGCGAATACCTGTATCACCTCGAATGCCTCGGTCTTCTCCTGCTCCAACACCGCCAGGCGGTCTGCGTGCTTCTCTCGGATAGCAACAAACTGCTTATCCATTGCTGCATTGATGCTCTGCACCTCTGCGTCTGCGGAAGCATAGCGACCGAACGCATCTTCCATCTGCTCACGGGTAACACCCGTAACTACTGTTTTCTTAACTCTTGCCATTGTCTTGTTGTTTTTATGGTTATCGTTTGTTTAATTTACTCTCATAGTAGCCGTACTGTGGTTGGTGGATTACCTCGACACCCAACTCCGTTGCCACCGCACACTCAATGCGTGCGCCCCTGCTATCTTTCCAATCGTGCAGCAAGTAAATTGCATCACTCTCCAAGAGTAGCCCAAGGCTTGCCGTCATCTGCTTCTCCCAACTTGCATCTTCGGGTTGCCCGTTGTTGAGAGGGTTTACAGGCGTGTGTCCGAACGCCACAATCTGCTGCTCCGCCTGTGCGAACTTTGCTCGCACCTCCTCCATTGGGAGGTCGGAAATCTTACCACTGATGTAAATCTTCATTCTTAAACTTGATTTTGATTGCTGAATAGATGAATACGAGCACTGCAAATACGAGCAGTAGGGCTACGGGCAACCAAAGAGGCGCGAGAACCCACCACCACGACCACGAGATTGCGCCCGTGAGTTTTAACACGATGAACGCTACTGCGAGCAGTCCTGTGAAACCGATGCCGCCCGAAGCGGCTGCTGATGTTTGTTTTGCCATAATGTTTGGTGTTTTTAGTTAAGTATTGTGTTATTTTGTACTGTTGTCTGTCCTGTTGCGAGGATCTGTGCGAGGTACTCGTCTGCCACCGCCTGTACGGCTCTATGGTCTCGCTGCTTGTTGCGGAATGTGTTGTAAACATTACGCAGACGCTCGGCTGGTATCTTGTTGAAGTTGTCGTAACCCGTCGAGCGGCAGGCAATAGCCTTGATAACCTCGATGTTCTCGGTCTTGCCCGTCAGGCGCAACCAACCACCGATGGCGGCAATGGCACGCTTGCGGAGGGTGTCAATTTCCGAAGCTCCTTTTTTGAGGCGGAGTTCGAGCGTGTGGCACAAATCCATCAAATCGTGATTGTCAATGTCCTTGCTGCTCTCCACTCCGTAACTCTCGATGAGGGCACGCTTCTCATACTCCGTCATACCGAGGCGGCTGCACAGTGTGTGAAACTGTCGGAGTAGCCATTTCTGCTGTTTATCCATTATCGTTGTCATAGGTTTATTTGTTGAGTGTTCTACTTGTCTGCTGCGTAGGCTGCTGCGCCCTCCTCCCATATCACGAAATCCTCACCGCCGCCCTCCTTGCTTTGAAAGCGTGTAGTGATGTAGGCGGTAAATCCCTCGACACGACACTTGACCTCGGAGAGCTTACGAATGTGCTGCGCTATGGCGGGGTAAGGCTTGCCGTTCTCCTCGTGTGCGAGGAAGATGAACAACTTATCGGGGAACTCTTCAAGGAGGCGAGCGAACATCGGGCGAGTAAAGCCGACCATCGCAGTAATCGAATCTACCACTACCACCTGCGGAGATTTGCGGCGGCGGAGGCGTTCGCACAGGGCATCTATCTGCTCCTTGTGGTACACCACGACCTTTGTGCCTACGCTCTGCATATCGGCATCGTTCCAAGCGGTCTGAAAGGATTTCGACAGACCTTGCTCCAAAGTGTCGTATGCCACTCTATCCACGAACTGCGATAGGTATTTGAGTAGTTCCAGCGCAAAGTGCGTTTTACCCGAGCCGCTCTCTCCGAAGATGATCCACGCGCCGCGCAGTTCGGGCTTTCCGAACGATGCGAGCCACGCTCCCTCGAACTCGGCGAGGTTAAATCTTGCGTCGCAGACATTTTTGTTGCTTATGGCGCGTCCCATTTGAGCAGTGTTTAATCGTTGTTTGAAGATTGTTTAACAGCGTGTACAAGGCGTTTTACACGGCGTAGGTCGCTATCGCAGTCGTCAGCAATGCGGTTGATGGTTCGCTTGTCGGTTACGCCATTTGCCATACATACCGCCTCAATATCGCCATCGTTCACTACGGGCATCGGTATAAACTTACGACCTATACGGCTGTATATCTCACGGTAGCCCTTGCGGTTGTTGCGTACACCACGCACGATGCGCTTTTCGAGGTGCTGTGTAGCACAAAGGACTATGCCGATGTGGTCTTCGAGCTGATTGTATAGCGTGATGAAGAAGTAGAGGATCTGGTCGCTCAATTTGTCCGCCTCGTCTAACACGAGCAGCACGCCCTCACGGCGTTTGAGTTGCTGCACCGCATCTGCCATCATATCGACCACGGTACAACCCGCAGCGTCCACACCAAGCGAGCGGAGCAACTCAACGAGGAACTGTTTGCGGTTCCAGTACTCCGAGCAAGAGAGTACGAGCGTATTGCGGTTACGCTCGCCGTACACCTTAATCGCTTGCGACTTGCCACAGCCTGCATCGCCCGTTACAGCGAAGACAAGGGCGTTCGCCTGTGCATCGGTCAAAATATCATACATACGGTTGTAGCCCTCGGTCTGAACCACAACCCACTTGCGAGGGTCGTAGCCGATCTGCGCTGCTACCGTGCGCCACATATCGGCAGAGATTAACTCCCATTTGCCATTGAGTATTTGGCTGACTGTTGCAGCACTGACGCCCTGCAATGTGGCAGCCGCCTTATTTTGGCTCTCCTTGCTTGCCACATACTCCTTTAATCGTTCGGCGATTGCCTGTTTCTCAACTTTTTTCATATTACCTTGTATTTGCGAATTAGTATAAATCAAATGTTGATGGTTTGTGTCCTGTAATCATTGGCTCGACCTCTGCCATTTCAGCCTCCTCAATCGGTGCTGCCAATCTCCGCTCATTGCGGCGGTCTTTGTGCTGACCTCTCGAATCGCAGATAAGGTGGCGGCAGAGCGTGTTGTCGAGTTGTGGGTTTTGGTGGAAAAGCAACTCCACTCTCTCCTGTGCTGCCCCGATGGCTTTTACCACCGCAGGCTCCAACTCTTGGCTGTTGAACGCCCGCACTCGTGCGAGTTCCTCTGCGTCTCCCTCCTGACGATCCACGAGAGCCATTGGTTGCACATACTTTTCTTCGAGCATAAAGCGAAGCTCGCCATTGTCGCTCACCGCAAGCACTCGGCTCGTGTCGTTCGGATCATACTTGACATTCCAACGAATGTGCGAGTAGCGGCGGAAATTCACATCGAAGCAGTCGTATGTGTGCCTCTTGCCGAGGAGTTTTACATTCAAACCCGAACCCTCCAAAGCGTTTTTATGTCCCGTTTCAGCACCGAAAGTGAGCAGGTACTGCTCGTCCGACATCGGCAGTCGGTGGTCTTCGGGTACTCCCTGCCAAGCGGCTACGAACTTGTCGAGTTTCTTGGCTCGTTCCATTGCTATAATGGTCTCAATCTGCTTGCGGCAGCCCGCCTCATCGGGGAAGCTCTTACGCAACATATTGAGCGCATCGGAGTTCGGTTGTAGGTTCTTGTTCGAGGTTATACCGAAGCCCGACCAATTCGGCATCAGCTGGCAGTAGGTCTTGTTGAGCGTAAGGAAATATCGCTCGATTGGCTTTGCCTTTGCGTTACCTACTCGTGCAGGTGTTACCTTGTCGCCACTCACGCTGTAAATCGGTGTCATCGCTTTCATTGCGTAGTGGTCGCTCTGTATCTGATGAGCCCTATATCGCTGACCGAACAACTCGGCTGTATGGTTGGCAGCGTTACGCATCGCCTCGGTAATGAGCTCGGCACATTCACGCTCGCCAATCGCATATCCTACGGGGTACTTGTTGAACGGGTCGAGTACCACTACCACCGTGAGGCGGTTGTTGTATGTGGTTACGCTCTTGCCGCCCTTTGTGAGGGTCTTTTGGTAGTAGAGCTCCACATCCCAACCGTCCAAACTCCACATATTGAGCGGAGCGGTAGGCGCAGAGCGGCGGTTCTGCATCGAGCGTTGGTTGTAAAACTCTTTCGAGCCGAGGCGACCGCCCGCCGTTTCGAGGTCGTAACGCTCACGCCACAACTTGATTGCGGAGGCGGTGATTGGCTGCCAACACAATTTTTCGGCTACGACATTGTACAACATTGCCACCTGTTCGTTGTCGAGGTTGCGGTGGTCGCACATCAGGCGCATAATCATCGCCTTTTGTTCCTCACTTGCTACCTTTGCAGCGTTCGAGTTCTGGAACTTGCGAGAGATCAGAACCTCGTAGTTAGGTGTGCCGCCTCGGTAGAACTCGTCGTGCTTCTCACGCAGACGGCGGGCGTTCTCGGGGAGCGAGTTCGGAAAGCGGTCTGCGATGCGTGGCAGCATCTTCGCCCTGGCTTCCCAAAAACCGCCGATATTGACCTTTTTACCCAACTTGCCACGCATTGAGGTACAGCGTTGCAATAAGTCGTGAAATGCCGCCAAAATCGTAGCGTTGTTGGTGTATTCCGCTTGCTTGTCGTACGATAAGCCACGCACCCCGTCAATCTTGTATTCAGCGTAGTACGCCTCGGCTGCCGTATCCGTGATTATCGCATCGGCAAACTCCTTGTACTCCGCCTGGGCTTGCAGGTCAGGGTATCGGCGCATTACCTCTATGCGGTATTTGGTCGGCAGACTATCCACAACATACAACGCTGTCGAGCCATTGCCGCCTCGGCGAGCACGCTCTACCATACCGAGGCGTTGCCATTTATCTATGAGCGATTTGCTCACGATGCCCGCCGTTAGTTCGGTATGCGATATGCAGTATTTTCCGTTGTATAGTTCCATACTGAATTACTTTTTTGTTTTCTTTGATCCTACATCGGGACTCGAACCCGAACCTGTTGCTCCTCGGCTGTGCACCGCCTCGTTACAACCGCACTACCGTTGTGCTATGTAGGAAAAAATCGTTACTTTTGTGCTGTCAACTACAAGTTCACGATTCTATGGTTTCAACATTTAGCGGATTTGAATCCGATTTGTCTTTCAGCCTCAAAGAGGCAAAAGCCATCAAGGCTAAAATGCTGTGCCCCAAACATCGTCGCAAGGTCTTATTTACCGCCGATTACGATGATGACGGGGTTAATGCCTATATTACTCGCTACTGCTGCCGAGAACACGCGGAGAGCGTGGCGAAAGCGTTTGAAAAGGCTCAACTCTTCAACCGCATAGAAATCGAAGATGTTGAGGACTCCGCAACCGAAGCAATCAACAGCCGTTGATGTAATCGAAGCGTCGTCGAGCAATTTGCCCTGAACACGCTTGCGAAGCTCTCGCTTCTCCTCCTCCGTGAATGCCCCACCTGGCTTGTATGCCGTGAGCAATAAATGCTTGTGGTATGCTATCTCTTTGTTCATAATCTCAAAGTCAAAATTTCAAAGAACTAATCCTAATTTTGAAAAGCGGAGACGGCGCGCACAT